ATATTCATTATTTTTTCAAAATTTAAAACAGTTTTCAAAAGGGAAAGATTGTGAAATAACAATTTCGTTAGCAGATTCTTTACACAAGTCTATTACGATTCCCGATAAGGAACTAAATTTAATGTCTTGTATATCTAAAATTTTAACAATAATAAAATAAATTTATGAACCAACCACAAATAAAAATCAAAGATACGAAAGAAGTAATTTGTTCAAATTGTAAAAACAATACCTTTACTTCATGTTTTATGATGCGAGAAGTTAATCCATTAACAATAGGAGCGTCTAAAAAAACACTTGTACCAATAGAAGTGATGCAATGTGTTAAATGTCTCACTGTTTTAGAAGATACAGTTCCCGAAGAATTAAAAAATAATACTCCAAAATCATCTTTAATAAAATGACAAATATGAAAGAATTAAAAAAAATTGTTGGAGAATCTTATATTAGATGTTTAACAAAAGAAGAATTTGCAAAGATTCTTAATTTATATGATAGTACATTGTCAATTAATGTATGGGATAAATTTAATTCATATACAATTTATAATGATGTATTGGATACTTTTGAACAATCGTTTAAGGGGTGTAATGAAATTTTAGCAATTGATGTTATAAAAGAATTTGAAAATAATTGGCTCATTGCAGATGGGCAAGTAATTTCTCAAAACGAGGAGAATAAGCCATTAGAAAAAGTAAATCATCCAAATCATTATGGTGGAGAAAATAATTTGTACGAAGCTATTAAAATCATTGAAGCACATGATTTAAACTTTGTTGAAGGAAATGTTATAAAGTATTTGCTAAGATATAAGAAAAAGAATGGCTTCGAGGATTTAGAAAAAGCTCTTTGGTATATGACACGATTGGTTGAAAATCATAAGAAATAATTCTATATTATATATGTTATTATGTGAATATATATTTATATTAAAATTCTCATTATGACAAAAGAATCTCTCACACAAGGATTTTGTAAATTAACTTCAACAGATGTTATAACAGCCCAACATGAACTTTTTAAAAAAACAGCTAAATTAAGAAAATTTTCTCAACAGAAACTTGTCAATCGTTCAATGTTTTTATATAACAAAGATGAAGAATTTAGAAAAATTCTCGAAAATTGTACAGAATTAAAAATTAGTGGTTCTCAATTTTAATTTAAAATTAGTTCTTAAATGTTAAAATTTTAGGAACTAATTTTTTATATGAGCCGTTTTATAATAAATAAACTTAATTTTAACAAATGAATTTCGATTATATTCCGAAAGAAAATAGAAAAACAATTCTCTACATCTGTGACGATATTAGAACACATAGTGGAGTAGCAACGATTTCAAAAGAGATTGTTTTAAAATCTGCACATCATTTTAATTGGCTTATTTTAGGTGGACTTCACAACCATCCAAATAATAATCAAAGAATGGATTTGTCGGAAGAAATTAATAAGCTAACAAACTTAACAGATTCTTGGGTACATCAAATTGGTGTAAGTGGTTATGGAAATGTTGACATGGTGAAAGCTATTTTAAAGGCTGAAACATTTGATGCGTTAATGATGATGACAGACCCAAGATATTATGAATGGTTATTTAGTATTGAAAGAGATGTAAGAAGAAAACTTCCAATCATGTATTTAAACATTTGGGATAATTATCCTTATCCAATGTATAATAAAAGTTTTTATGAATCATGTGATACCTTATTTTGTATTTCAAAACTTACGAAAAATTGTGTTGAACAAGTATTGGGAGAGGAATTATCCAAAGAAAAGATTATAAAATATATTCCACATGGACTTGATGAAACAAATTTCAAACCACTTTCAGAAGATAATGAAGATTTAAAAAACTTTAAAAAAGATTTATTCAAAGGAAAAGAATATGATTTTGTTGTTTTTTGGAATAGTAGAAATATTAGAAGGAAATCTCCAAGTGATTTAATGGTGGGCTTTAAAGATTTTTGCGATAGATTAACTAAAGAGTCTCGACAAAAAGTTGCTTTGTTAATGCACACAGACCCAATTGACCCAAATGGAACAGATTTAATAGAAGTTAAGAAAATGTTATTTGGTGACGATGATAGTTATAATATTATTTTCACAGATAGAAAATTTTCTCAACATGAGATGAATCTAATATACAATAGCATTGATGTAACAGCTTTAATTTCTTCAAATGAAGGATGGGGCTTGTCTTTAACAGAATCTATGTTAGCGGGTAAATGTATTATTGGAAATGTAACAGGTGGTATTCAAGACCAAATGAGATTTGACAATTATGGTTCTTGGATAAGTTTTAACAAAGATTTCCCTTCAAATAATATTGGAAAATATGTTCCACATGGTATATGGGCTTTTCCAATATTTCCATCGAATACATCTTTAGTAGGAAGTGTGCCAACCCCTTACATTTATGATGATAGAGTTCAACCAAGTGATATTGCAAATGTTTTAAAAGAAGTCTATGGATATTCTAAAACCACTTTAAAAAATAGAGGTTTAGAAGGTAGAGAATGGGCAATTGGTGATGAAGCAAAATTTACTGCTCAAAAAATGACAAATTCAATTATAGAAGGAATTGAAGAAACATTAGAAAAATTTGTTCCACGTAAAAACTTTGATGTAGTAAAACTATGAAATTAAAAGAAATAGTTGACGAAGTATTTTTAGAATCTTCCGTTAAATCTAATGAAAGAGTTGACATTTATAGGGATGATAAAATTATAGTTGTTTCTCCATTAAATCATAGAGCATCTTGTAAATATGGAGCAAATACTAATTGGTGTACTTCAACACCATCTTCATCTAAACAATTTGATATTAGACAAGAGAGAGGGGATAAATTAATTATTATTATTGATAAAAATATACATGAAAAATTTACAGAAGAACAAACTATAAATTTTTACGATGATTGTGAAGAAAATTCAAATCAAGATAGTTGTTTAATTAATGAAATAATAGAGAGTATTGAAAATGATTATTCCTTACAAATTCCAAAAAATAAACAGGATTTAACAAAGGTAGTTATTAAAAAAATATTAAATTTTAATAAGATAGCAATATCCATTTCACAAAATGGTGGATATTCAATTTGGACAGGTGAAAATTATAATGTTAGAGAATTTTTCCCTTTTTTTAAAATAGAAGATATTGGATTACCACAAGAAGCTATTCAAAATATTAGAAACTTTATTACAAACAAATGAAAAAAACTTTAATAATTAGTGGACAATTCACTTCGTTAAGTGGATATGGAAAAAAGAGTTATGATATTGCAAAATCTTTTATAAATTTATATTCACAAGAATATGAAATATCACTTCTTCCTCTCAAATGGGGAAATACAAAAAACGATGCTATTAACGAAAGTGATGAAATTTTTAAATATTTTATTCCACAAATTCAATTTCAACCAAACATTTACATTCATATAGGACTTCCAAATGAATTTCAAAAATTAGCACTTGAAAAAAATATTCTTTTTACAAGTGGTATTGAAACAAACATTGCCCCGAAATCTTTTATAGAAGGGTGTAATAGAGCAGACCTTGTAATTGTACCATCTACATTTGTCAAAAAGATTTTGGAAGAAACTTTGGCACAAGTTAAAGATAATAATGGAAATATTGTACATGTTGATAAAGTGAAAGTTCCTATTGAAGTGTTGTTTGAAGGATATGATGAAAATATTTTTAAACAAGTTTCTTATAAAGATAACAAACTTAATTTAAAATCAATTAAAGAAGATTTTGCTTTCTTATTTGTTGGAACATGGCTTGATGGTGAAATTGGACAGGATAGAAAAGATGTTGGGATGTTAGTGAAGGTTTTTTATGAAACATTCAAAAACAAATTAAATACTCCATGTTTAATTTTAAAAACAAGTGGTGCAACAACATCAATAGTTGATAGAGATAAAATTCAAGATAAAATTAATTTGATTAAATCAACAGTTGATTCAAAAATTCTACCAAATGTTTATTTAATTCATGGTGATTTAGAAGATGTTGAAATGAATATGCTTTACAATAATTCAAAAATTAAAGCAATGGTGTCATTAACAAAAGGTGAAGGGTTTTCAAGAACCTTTTTGGAATTTGCAACAACATCAAAACCATTAATTGTTTCGGGTTATTCGGGTCACATGGACTTTTTAAAACAGGAATATAATATATTTGTAGGAGGTAAATTAACAGATGTTCATCCAAGTGCTGTTAATGATTTCATTTTAAAAGAATCTAAATGGTTTACGGCTAATTATAATGATGCTGCAAATATTTTAAATGAAGTTTATAAAAATTATAAAAAATATTTGGAACTTTCAAAAAAACAAAATACATTTGTATCAACAACATTCACAAGAACAAAAATGCAAGAAAAATTGCAAGAAATTTTTGAAAATAATGTACCTAAAACCGTAGAATTAAAAATTCCCGATTTTATAAAATTAAAACAAAAATAAAGACTTATTTTATGGAAGCTAAAGAACAATTAAAAAATTATATTAAATTAGTTGATGAAGCTATTTTAATAAACAATGCTGATGTAATGTTTGGATTTTGTTGGAAAAATACAATGTTAAATGGGTTGTGTAGTTTTACTTGCGGTAACAAAATTATTGCAAATAGAGGTAGAAGAATTATTAAGCGTAATTATTTAAGAATTTATGAACCTCTTTTCCCAAATTATGGTTCTTTTTGGTTTGGTCTTACAGTTAATTCTATTTATGATGTTAGTCTTTCTTTAGCAAAAGACTCTTTGTTAGCGAGACAACAAGTTTGTAAAGATATTTTAGAAATTTATTACCCAAATAGTTTTAAACAATTAATTTTAAATTTATGGAAACGATATTAATTAGTGATGAACTTTACAAAAAGTTAAAATATCTTTCAAACGAAATTAAAACCCAAGATAATAGGGGAACGGCTTCTCCATATTTTTATCAAGTTATGGAAAAGAAAGAAGATAGTTGTTGGGAAGAAAATTCTGAAAAAGTTATTTGGTTTAATACTAATGGTGAATATGAAGTTGAAAATGTTTTTGATGAAATGGTAACATTTTTAAAAGAACATGGTAAAGATTATTTGAATGGATGGGAAGATGCTATTGCACAATGGAATTTAGATGAGATTGATGAATATGATTTGGAAAATATGTTTGAATATTTGGGATTTTACAAAGTTCCTATTAAAACGGTTTATCAATTTTCAAATGCCTTTTTGACAGAAAAATCAATTATTCAACATATTGAATCTAATAAACATCATTATGAAAATCCAAAATCATATTTACAATATGGTTATAGAAACTCCGATTTGGAAACAATTTTTGAATTTTTAAATGAAATAAAATAAACATTTAAACATTTTTATAAATCAATTTTAACCATTATGTTTGACGTAATTAATTCAATTCTATATGATAAAAAGTCTTGGGAAACTTTCACTCTCCCCCAACAAAATAGCTTCACTATATTTACACTCAATAAGGCTCTCTCAAATATTTCAGAGTATATTGGGAGCGTTAATGTAATTAATGAATATTCTACATCATTAACAAATGAGCAAGTTTATAATTTTTATAAAGACCTTTTCCCAAAGAAAAGAATTTATGTAAAATATGTTAAAAAGACACAATTTCCTTATACAAAGGAACTATTAGAATTTTTTTCAAAACGTTTGAAGGAATCAAAAAAGAACATAGAGTTTATGTTAACCATGTTTTCAAGAGATGATGTAGAAGATTATTTAATACAATGTGGCTTAGAAGATAAAGAAATAAAAAGTTTATTAAAAATATTTAGGAAATGAAAAAACCACCTTTTAATACGTACAAACCAAAAACTTTTGAAAAAGTACATTCTCCAAATAAAATTGAAATAAATCTACAAGCATTTGAAAAAGAAAATTTTAAAAATACATTGGAAGAATTTAACAAGATGATTCCAAATTTAAGAAAATTATGAAAAACTATTTAATAAAGTTTCATCAATTTCTTTTTAAAAAATATTATCAAAATGTTCCAAAT